TCTAGTTGTTATATATACTTATCTTATTTGTAATTGTACGGGAGTTAAAGCCGCAATTACAACCACGTCATTTGCTGTTGCACCATTAACAAAAATTTCAAATGGTGCTGATTTAATTTCATACAAATCACCAAATGACATTGTAGGGTCATTAGGTACTAAAACGATTGAGCTTACTAAATCACCTAATTGTGTGTGCAAGTATGCACTCAACTCTGAGAAGTAGAATGTATCACCAAAACTCCAATTGTTAATATTGAAATAACTATTCATTGCAGATAATACAGCACTACGTATTTCGCTACTACTTGCGCTAGTGTTTTGTGCTGGTATAACTTTAACTGTACCGCGCAATTGCTCAGGTGCTTTAGAACCAAACAATGGTAAAAAGCGAACGCTGTTTAATATCACACTGTCAGTTAACATTTTATAATCATCAATGCGACCATATGCTTGTTGCAATTCGTTGATTGTTGGCACTGCTGGTTTAGGTACAGTGTTTGTTGTATCTTGTATCCAATTTTGGTATGCAGTATAATAAGCCTGTGTTACCACATACAAATCAATAATGTTTGTAGTCGCTGGATCAATACGTGTTGTATTGTTACTATTGTGTTTGTACTGGAACTGCAATCCTTGGCGACCGGGTTGCATTGAATACTGAGGTTGTATTGTAACAATATAAAACGGAGTTGTTACCGTAGTATCTTGTACGGTCGTGTAGAACACATTATACAGTCCATTTGAATCAGTTTCATTGTATGCGTAAAACAATTGTCCTAAAGGATATTCATACTTAACAACTTCAATTGCAGATTGATTTGGATATTGGTATGCAACATTAGCTGAATCAATTAATTGATAACGTGATAGGTTAACTGCATCTTGAATCAATTCAAAGAATGAGTATATACCAATGTTAGTTGAGCCCGTAACGTATCCAGTAACTGTTTGGAAAAAGTCAGGGTCAATAATAATTTCAGTGTTGTTAACATCTATACTAGCAACTTCTACTTCAAAGTCGTTAACATATCCGTCACTCTCAACAGTCTGACTAATAACTACAACATCAACTGGTTTAGCTAATGGGTAATTACTATCTGGTTGTGTGTTTGTTGCTAATACTTTAACATTGTCTGCTAAAATTTTACCAGTAACTGGATCATAAACAAGTTTACCTGTTTCGTACCAGAAGCGTGTGTCGGCTACACTACCAAAATAATAGCGCAATGCTCTGTAATAAATTCTATATGTATTGTCTCCGGTACTTTCAAAATTTACAAACCAATTATTGGCATTAAAGTTTTCAACTGACCAGCGATTTTGTGTTACTAATAATGAATTGTTAAACACTAAACTGAAGTCTTGATTCAATTCCATTCTAGTGATACATTCTTGTAATACAAGATTTGGTAATATGTTACTAAATGATGGAATTACTTCAGTAATAATTGCGCCATTAGGTACATAACCATTTAGTGTCACCGGGCCTGTTCCATTGCTGAAGTTACCTTGACCATTGTTATAACCGTCGCCTACAATTGCTAGTGCAGTAGTCCAGAAATATGTTGTATCACTTGGGCTAGCAATACCTGCAACAAGTCTGTTATTACTATCAAAATAATAACCACTAGGTGCAATAACTTTTATCATTGCACCTTTTGTAATATACTTTACATTTTTAGTAGAGTATGTGCCAATTGCAATTGGCACATCTGCTGATCCAGATATGTTATAAAAATAACCAGTAATGCTATTAGCATTAACTGTACTAGTATTCCAATATACTGTACCATCACCAGAAGCAACATTTATAGGATATCGTGTATAATTTTGTAAGTAATATTGTTTTGCTCTATTGCTTGATAGCGCAGATGCCAATGTATCAGTTAAGAACTGAATGATATCGCCGGTATTAGTAATAGTTAATAACAAAAATCCATCTTCGCTATTTTGATACATGCCACCATCATTTGCAAATGAGCTAGTGCTGGAGTATTTTCCGGTAGGGTCAAGTAAGTCTAAGTTTTTAGACACGCCAACAGAACTGCGATTAATAGCCTTGCTTTTAATAATTGAGTTGTATAATGTGTATGGGAAGTTGTTGTAATCTTCGCCATTAACCATTCTGTTTTGTGTATAATATCTTGCAGGAGCACGTAGTTTAATGTCAGCTAGTGATTCTCTAGCCTGTGCTGTTGATATTGTTGATTGAAGTTCTAGTCCTATAGTAAGTGCCTCTGTTCGGCCTGCTCGACTAATATACTGAAACGTTACTTGAATACCTTGCATTTCAGAGGGATCAATAGTATATGTCAATGCATTACCTGCACGTACATATGACCTGAATGTTCCAACCGGTGCTTCAGAAAATACTCCATCACCAAAAGTGTAACTGACTTGGTCATTGAAACGTGAGACAACACTAAAAATTTTCTTGTTGCTTGATTCAGTTTGGAGTTGTGCGTTGGCATATACACTTTCTACTTGATTCCAAAGTGTTCTGCCACCGTTGTCAGTGTTTAATTGATATAACCATGTGTCTGTATTATTGATACCTTGAATGTCAATGTCTACAACTTGGTTACTAATTTGTTGCGCTAAGTTAAAATCGTATGCTTGCAATCCACCTTGTTTAAAGTAGAAGAAAAATCCTGTATTTGGGCTACCATAACCTAATTTGTCATTACGATAAACCATATTGAATCTTCCACTTGGTGCAGGTGGAATCTCATAAACATAATCTTCTCCCAAACTAGTTACAGATACTAATTCAAAGTTCATGCTGATAGTATCAACTACTGAACTAAAAGGAGCGATGGGCAAGCTGTTAGGTGGTATGTTAATGCTATATTCATCAGTCTTAACTCCTAACAAATCAGCACTATTTCCAGGACGTCCAACACGTTGACTATTAATTAACGTAGCGTTTACTACTGTGTTAAATTGTTCTAACCAATTGACATTCGCAGGGTCATTCCAAAGAATAATTTGGTTACTTAAGTTGAAACCATTCATGTCAGTTATATTCTCAGTGGTGCGAATGCTTGTTACTTTAATATAACCTTGACCAGCGTTATTGCGCTTTGGATTATAGCTTACTAGGTTAGCTAATTTGATAACACTATCACGGCGTTCGGCAGTATCAATGAAGTTTTCACGGGTGTTTAAGTCATTACGGAATGCTAAACCCTGTCCCATAAACGCCATAACGTCCATGAGGGCAATAAATTCTGAACTGGCTTCACGGAACGTTTGGTAGATTGCTTGCCAATCGTTAACGCCGAATAATGCTGATTGTCTTGAACTTGTGGCCATAGTTGTTCTCTTTTAAGTATTTATCTTAAATGAAAACCATGGTTTTTTAGGTTGCAAGAGTGGCTTGATTTGTAATGTTGTTAAAGAATACATTGACAATAGAAGCATCGTTGAAGGGCTGTATAGCAACTTCTACTTCTAAAAGTATTCCGTTTTGTTGAACAAATGATTTTACAGAGTTTAATAATAGCCTAGGATCTGAACTAGCAACACGTTGGATTTCAGTTTGAATTCTAAACTGAGTATCAGCATCATTTGGTTCAAAAATATAGCTCCAGATATCAGTTCCATAGCCAGGTTGACCCACTTTTTCACCTTTATTGATGTTAAGTGCGTTGATAAAGTCTCTTAGTACCAGTGGACCGTCGACCATTCTGAATTTTTTACCCGGGATAATAGGATATACCATGCTACCCGTACCACCGGAACTACCAGCCGGTGCATTAGTAGTTCTGGGTCTATTAGCATTGATTGTTGAAAAACCTATATATGTTGACATATCTTATCCTATATGGTATTTATGCAGTTGCAGAATTAATAAATGTGTACTTTTCATCGATAATATCATACCCTCTTTTCCTGATAGCTTTCAAATCTTCTGCTAGACTTTTTGCTGTTGCTAAAGTACTTTCAATTGCCGGATCGCCTGCAGGTAAGTTATTTTTTGCCTCCACGTGAGCTTCAACGGCCGTGTCAAATTCTGCCCGCTTTGCTTTTGCTTCAACAAGAATAGCCGCAATTCTAGTATCAAACTCTTTGATTTTTTCTTGTTTTTCTATAAGTTTTTGAGCCGCAGAAGTACCCGCAGTTTCCCCTGTTGATGCAGGATTACCTGTATAGTTTGGTACAGGAATCTTTGAACTACCAAACACCGCGCCAATTTGTGCTGTGATATTTGTTCTGTCTACAGTGTTGGTACTAATTACAGGTAGCTTGATTGGTAATGCGCCACCTGAATTCAATGAACTTATTGCAGAATTCAACTGTGCCGCGGCACCAGCGGGCAATCCGGCAGAGGCCAATGCTTGTAACGAAGCACCAGGATTCTTAAGTGATGTTAGTAATCCAGAGGCTAAATTACCTAATGCGGCACCTGATCCCAATGCCGCTGTAACCTGTCCTAAAGCCGCTGTTATTCCGGCAGTACCCGGTATCGTATTCAGTGCACCTTTTGCATTATTCACAACAGAAGCTACAGCTTTCTGTGCTCCCGGTAAGTTACCTAAACCAGTAGACACTGATGCCGGTAATAGTGAATTTGCACCATTTGTTAATCCTGCTTGTACTGCATTTGCGGCTGTTGTTACGGCTGCTCCTGCGCTATTTACTAAATTATTAACACTAGAGGTTGCACCATTTATAGCAGAAGATGCCGCACCCGATGCAATAGAGGCTGCATTTGCACCTGAAACATTGAATGCATTGGCTGCTTGTGTAACACTTGCTTGCAATTCTGTACCAGCATTTTGTGCGGCTGCTGTAGCTTGGTCTGCGATCTGTTTAAGATTTTGTGGTACACCTGCTGTTAATGTAGGGAAAGAATTTTTAATTGCGGCAAATGCAGATCCTGCAATACCTTTAGCAGAATTCAATAAACTCTCTGCACCACCAGTTAGATTCTTTGCTAATCCGTTTAATGATCCTGCAATAGAGCTTAATCCACCTGTAACAGTACTAGCTAAGTTACCTGCAAAGTTACCTGCTCCTAATAAGCTAGATGCATTACCTAATCCTGCACTTTCTTTACCAGTAAATAATCCTGATTGTGTTAATTGTGTCTGTGCTTGTTGGAAGTTAGCAACCTGCGCGGCTACTTGAGCAGTTGGATTATTCAAATAGTTTGTCAAGTTTTCTGCGCCCGGCTTACCTGCAAACAAGTTAGGTGTTAATGCTTGTTGAACTGTCTTACCACCTTGAACTAAGTTATCAACAAGTTTGGCTGCACCTTGTTTAAGTACTCCTGCATCCTGAAGTGCCTGAGGTGATTGAGCCATCTTACCAATTGCCGCAATATTTTGAACTGCTCCGTTAACTGTTGTAGATACTACTCCTGCACCATTCTTAATTGCGGCTGCAACAGCCGGGGTAGATTGTGCAATTGTTGCAACTTGACCAACCATAGCAGTTGTAGCATTCTTATCTAATGCTCCACTTATTGCACCCGTAACTGGTACGGTTGATGCTACACTAGCACTTACCGGTGCTGTCGGAGTAGTTGTTGTATTGTTTGCCGCTTGCACTGCCGGAGACGGATTGCTTGGGAAGTTTGCATCTGCATCATTATTAATCTTAACGTCAACACCTTGATTTGCTGCCGACCATGGTGCATGAGCAGGTGCTCTGCTAGTAATACTTAATAATGCTCCTGGTGCCGCCGCCCATCCCTTTTGTGAATCATACAATGTATCAGTATGTGCATTTGTTGGTAATGGTTTAACCTCTTCGGGTGTAGTTGACGCTTCACCTGTGTTCAAGTTTATTTTCTTACCATTGATAAATGTATTATTTGTGCTAGCAAAACTTGCTTCACCTGATGATTTTAAACTCATTGCACCAGTTGATTTCAATGTTGTTTTACCATTAACGCTAGTAGCATAATCAGTTCCAACT